ATTGATGGCAAGCCTGTAATGGGTAAAGCTCAAGTTCAAGCAATTGGACTAGTTGACCGTAAAAAAATTGGTGACGAGATTGCAAAACGTATTCCTGGCCCACAGTTTGACGACATTGTTATTGACTGTTCAGACTGTGAAGGAAAGGTAGTGGTTCCAATTAATCTTGGAACTTTGTTTCGCTTCTAAAGTAGCACACTACTATAAGTTAATGTCTGATTGGATGGCGTTATCTGTAAGTTTTACAGGGTGGACTCTAAATGAAATTAAAGAGTTAACCCCTAAGGAAAGAGCTAATTGGCTAGAAATGGCCAAAGCTGCTGGAAAGTTAGTAAGGACTTAATATGGCTGATAGTTTAGAAGGCCTCGTATCTAGGCTTAAACAGGCTGAGAAGATTGTTGACAATCTAGTCAAGAAGTCCTCGGAGTTTGACTCGAACATGGGCGGCGGAGACGGTAAGAAAAAGGGTAAAAAGGGTGGCAAGAGTATGCCATCCGCTGCAGACATGCCAACTGCTAAAGACATGTCAAATGCTATGGCTAATAGAGCTGCTCTAAGAGCTGGTGCAACTTTGTCTCAAGGCTTTGGTGCTCAAACCATGAATAAAATGCTTGGTATGCAACAGCCTTCTCCATTTGACCCTAATGGTGGTTCTGGTCAATTCCAAAGAATGCAGGAAATTAAACGCGCTAACGAAGCCAAGATGCAAAAAATGAAAGATAGAGCTCAAACGGCCTACCTTGGAATGAACGGCATTAGTAATCGTAAAACTCAAGTAGCGTATGATAATGATGGTCAACCTATTCTTAATGCTGATGGTAGCGTTAAAATGCAGTCACGTTTTGAAGCACTGTCACCAGGAGCTCAGGCCAATATTACTAGTAGCATGTATGGTCTTTCAGACACCGTAAAACTTATGCAAGGTATGCAAAATGCTGTAAACACTTTCCTTCCTGGTGTTGAGGGTGTAATGGGCAGAGCAACTGGGTACTACAATGCTGGTATCTATAGCGGAACTAAACCTGGAGACCTCTCTAAAAGAACATTTGGTCGTTTAAGTGCGATGTCAGCAATTACCTCTCCGGGTTCAGATGCTAAGGTTGCTCAGTATTTAGCTTCTCGTGGAATGTCTTCAAACCAAGATGTTTATGGACAAACTATGAACACAATTGGTAACGCTGCTCGTTACATGAACATTTCAAATGAGGATGCAGCATCTTCCATTGAAGGGTTAACTTCGGCTAAGGGAGCCGCAACTACTCTGCAGAATTTTGGTATTTATACTGCTGACCTGTCTACTGGTAAAGAAAAAACTCAGGGACAGATTTTTGAAGAACTAGCACAGCGCCTTACCGCTGGACGAGGACAAGCTAACCAAGAACAAACTATGGCGTCTATTCGTAGGGGTTCTCTTGGAGTAACTATTGACTCGTTCTTTAGTGGCGATAAGCAAGGCGCTCAAATGTTTAAACAGTACATGATGGATAGAGCTACTGGTGGAAATAAAGTTGATTTATCTTCTTCTACAGATGTTACTAACGGTTTAGCATCTAAAAATCCATTAGCATCTCAAATGGCTGTGGATACGTCTGCAACTGGTGCTATGGATAGCGCACAGGCCAGTTATATTGAAGGAATTAATAGGGCCAGCCTAGCTTTACAGGGTTTAAATATGACTGCTGGAGCGCTATCTCATGCTCTTGGTGGAGCTAGCGCAATGCTTCAAACCTTGTTTGGTGCTAACACTACTAAAGGACTTATTGGTGGAGTAAATACCGCCATTGATTTTACAAGTAAGGGGTTGGCAGGTATTGGGCAGGCCTTTATGGGTATGGATGCTCTTAATCCTGCCCCTGCACTTACTGAAATGGGAATCATTGCTGGTAGCATGGGTGTAAGCATGGGTATGGCTTTAGGTAGTACAGCAGGGGCTGCTTTACTAGGTGGTTTTGGTGGTCCTTCTAACAACAACTCAGTTGGAATGGGTAGTTCTATGGGCACTGGGGGTGTTGGAGGCGGCGCTAGCAGGGGATTATTTGATATATCACAGGTTTCAAGTGGCCACAAAGTAAATGCTAAACTTGGACAATCTAGAACAGATAAAAAAGGCTTAAAGCATACCCATGGTGGAACAGATTATAACTATAGTATTGGAGATGATGTAAGGTCTGTGGCTGATGGCGTTGTTTTAATAGCAATAGATAGCCATCCTGACCAAGACTCAAGTGGAGGAAGCTTAGGAAATTATATCACTATTGTTCACAGTGGTGCTGACGGTGAATACACATCTATATATGGGCACTTGTCTCAGGTTCTTGTAAAGGTAGATGACGTTGTTACTAAAGGGCAAGTTATTGGTAAAGCAGGAAATTCAGGTAGAACTGAACCTCTTGGTGCTGGTGGAGCTCATCTACATTTTGAAATTCGTAAAGGAAGACAAACAATTGCTGGTGTTGGTACATCTGTAAACCCTGATACTGCTGGAACAATTGAAGGCAGTGGTATGGGACTAAATGGAATACTAAACGGTTCAAGTCAAGGTGCGTCTTTAAAATCAGACTCAGCTAATACTGGAAATGCAGGTAATAACGCAGGTAATAACACTGACTATACTAACCCAGTAGGCATAGCTAAGTCTATGACTAATACACCATCAAATATTACTAATGCTATGAACACTTTATCTGGACTATATTCTGGAGATACTAGTAAAATATTAAACTCTGTTCAAGCAATGGCGGCTAATTTAGGTATGACTCCTAGCGCTTGGAATCAAGTTATGAGTGGGGACCCTACAAAGTATTCTCCAGTAGCTGGAAATGTAATTAACCCGGCTGACAACACTGGCAAAAATAATATTAGTAACAATGTTAGCATTGTTGTTCAAGTACCTGATGTTACATCTGCCGATGCCGTTAAATTTGCTCAATTAGTAAAACAATATCTAGATGACAACTCTCTTCTATCTAACACTGGAGATATGTAATGGCAGCCGCACAGACATCCCGAGATAAAGCTATAGCAGCAAGAACTGACCAACAAGTTGCTATTCAAGAACTTACTGCTTTGACATCCCATGCCGATAAGGTTGCAAACCTTACAAGGCAGGTTAAAGATATTGATATTCAACTTGCATATGAAAAAGAACAACTTCAAACAGCTCGTACAGGTGACCCAACTGGAAGTAATCAAGCAACTCAACAATTTATTGACCAACAAGAGCAGTTAATTAGAGAGTTAGAAAGTCAAAGAACTATTGTTTATGGAAAGCTTTCTTCACTAAGTATTGCGGCAAGTGTTAGCAAAGAATTGTCTAAAACATCAGCGGCAATTTTAGCAGCATCAGATGCTTTAAAAATTACTGGTACTGGTGTTGGGGCATACAAAGCAATTAACAAAAGTACGTTTACTCCTTTGTCCTACAATGCTAGTTCTGTAAAAGAAGCTTATTTTAGCAATAGAACAGACTTTATAAATAAAGTAATGCTGTCACATAACCAACCTACAGTAGTACGGTCTGCAGGTGATTTGTGGACTTCAGTTCTAGGAAGTAAGGGTATGATTGTTACTTCTGAACAGGTTCTAAAAGCTTGGAATTCAGGTTCAAATAAAGCCCAATCTGCTGACTATTTTGATAAGCATAACTACGGATTCCAATTCCAGTACAACCCTGGAACTGTAGCAATGACTTACTTCACTTCTCCTAACGTAGACGTAACAATGATTACGTCTGGAACCGAGATGTTTAACCTGGCTGGAGTATCTGGTTCACAGGGTTCTGTAGCTTTTCAAATAATTATTAATCGTATTTTTGATATGCAGTATTATGACGAGTTTGGTAATTTACAAAATCCTGAAAGATATTCTAAACGACCAAGCAACGTAAAAGAAGAACATGACATTTACAACAAGGGAACTATGTACGACCTTGAGTATTTACTCAGAGTGCTTATGGGAACAACTATGAGTAGTTACCTTCGCGGAGAAAATACTGCTGATATGGGTTGGTTACCAGCTATTCCGGTAGAGCTTCATTTAGGTAAATCTCTTCGTTATCTTGGAGTTGTAAATAGTTTAAATATTAATCACATGATTTTTAATGAACGTATGGTACCAATATTTAGCACAGTTGATATTGCCTTTGCTCGACTTCCTGATTACCCTGCTTCAGGGAAATTTTCAGGTGGCGGCAGCGGCGGTGGCGGCGGAGGAGGAATCTAATGATATATACAGATAGTAGATACGCTACTGGAACCGTAATCAAAGCACAAGATGCAAGAACTCAAACTTATCGTTTGGGTGTCTACCGTAATTTTCCTAAAGCTAAATTTACATTTTATTACTATACCTGGCGTGTTGGAGATAGAATCGATATTGTATCTGAGTATTTACTAGGTAGTCCTGTGTTCTGGTGGAAAATTATGGACGCTAATCCAGAAATTATTGACCCATTTTCTATTCCTATTGGAGCTACAATAAGGATTCCAAGTGTCTGATGTTTTTGTTGGAAAATATAGGAAAGGTACCAGCACAAATGTTTACTTTCCTACTTTGCCGTCTTTGACTGCTCAGCCAAGACGAATTGATTTATACCAAAAACAGTACGCCCATGACATTATGATTTTAGAATATCCGTCAGAGAGTACTCTTTGGTTTGAGTCTTTACACACAGGCCTTCCTATTCAATTTGCTTGGAATCAGGATACTTTATCTAAAAGTTGGATTGGCTATGTCTCCTCTGTTTCTAAGAATAACTCGCCTCAAAGAGTTAACTCTATGACGATTGTTTGTGTTGGCAGCTCATTCCCACTAAAAGCTAGAGTTGCAAGAGTTTTTAAAGACCACTCAATCCCACAAGCCGTTGAAAAAATTGTTACAGAATATGGTTTTAATTTTATTGGGGACAACCTTACCCAAAAATTTCCTCAACTAACAATAGCCGGATTAACTTACTGGGAATGGATTGTTGAACAAGCTAAAAGAATTGGTTATGGAATAATTGTTGATGGTATGAACTTTACATTCCGTCCTTTAGACAAGCTTATTGACCTAGGGTTTAGTAATGCAGCTATCCTTAGCCTTGGAGATGCAACCATACCCTTTAACACGCAGGCACTAGATAGGACCCTAGACAGGTTTAGTGTAATCAGTGGAGACAATATAGAAGATAGTGTAAACTATAGAACTATTAAAAACGTTGGTGGTGTTGACCCAATAACTAATGCAGAATATTTAGCAGCAGCTAGCCCAGCTATTACTGGAACAAATTTACGTGATAAAACAACTGATGTACTATTTTCTGAATATAGAACAGACAGGGTTATTCCAAGCTTAGACGCGGCAACAGCAGAGGCAAAAGGAGCTGCTGAGATAGCTAGGTTTAATCTTCCAGCAACTGTACACGGTCAAGGAGACCCTAGAATTAGGCCATTCTCAACAGCGTTTATATCTGGAACAGGTAACCTTACAGATGGTTTTTGGATGGTTAAAGAGGCTAGGCATATGTTTCATAAAATTGGAGACTACATTATTGAGTTAAAGATTGCAACAGATGGCTTAGGAGATACCATAGAAACTGCATTTAGAACTAGAGACCCATCTAATGTTGGCGTAATTAGCTCAGATACCTTACAAAATGGCGGAATTTCATCCCTATACTTTAGCATGGATACCGTAAAGCTATCATCTACTGATATGATTATAAAAGAAGGAAGTCAAGGATTTGTTAAACTTCCTCAACAATGGAAGGCAGTAGGAGTATAATATGGCTGAAATCAACACCTCTGAAATAGCTTTAAAGCTACCTTTATCCGTAGACAAATCTGGTAATTTTGTTATTGCTACTACTCAAAATCAAATTTGGGCAGATAGAGTTCGAATTGCTCTTGGAACCAGACTTGGTGAAAGAGTCATGAGACCAAATTATGGCACAAAAATTGGAGAGGCCCTATTTGATACTGTAAGTGCTACCACTGACATTGTCAATAAAGAAGTTTATAGAGTTTTTCATGAACAGTTTTCTTTATTGGAAATAACTTCAATAGATTCAACTTTTAATGAAATTTCAAGCATTTTAACTATAACTGTTATTTACTTGCTACCTAATAAGGAGCAAGTTACAACTGAAGTAGGTATTGTTACTGTTTCAGATACAAACGCCCCTTTTGAGGAGATACTATGACCGCCCCAGCAAATAAGACCCCGCTATCTGTAGACTATACAGGGCGAGACTACTATTCTTTAAGAACTCAACTTATTGAAAGAGTAAAGGAACGTACTAATAATAACTGGCAAGGGAATGACCCATCTGACTTTGGTTTAGCTCTTATTGAGTCTTTTGCCTACATGGGTGACCTTATTAATTACTACATTGACCGTATTGCTAATGAGTCTTACATTATGACTGCGACTCAACGTGAAAGTCTTTTAAATCTAGCTAAAATGTATGGGTATAACCCAGCTAACTATGTAAGTTCAATTGTTGATTTACGTTTCTCCAATACCAATGGTTATTCAGGAGGAATTGGTGCTGCTATTATTGAAGATGGAACTATTAGCGGAACTCTTTACACTAATTTAGCAAAAATCATTGTTCCTAATGACAACACTTTTGTTGTAGATGACGTTATTAACATTGTAGGTATTCCTACAACAATAAACGCCACTATCGCT